CTTTTCATAGTCTGGGCTGCTGCAGTTTGTTCCTGCGATACAAACTCCAAATTTGCTGCTGGAGCCGCCACGGTTGGCTGCTGCGATGCTCTTGCGGCCTCACGCTGAGCTGCAATTCTATCAGCCCGCACTCGATCAAGTTCTGCCATAACTTCGGCACCAACACCGCCAGAAAGTCGCGGCGTAAATTCAAGCGTCGGCATCTCCATCGCCTGCTCATCGCCAAGCAGAACAGACGGCCTGAGATTGTTGGCAATGGCTTTCCCAGCCTGAATGCTGTAATCGATCAGGTCGCCGATCCAGTTGCCGACATCCTGCAGCATGAGACTCAGTTGCGTCGGCAGGCTTGCAAAGACAACCCCGATCGCCACGCCAAGATCTTCGAGGTTTGTTTGTGTCTCCAAAAACCATTGCTTTGTCGATGCAAGCGCCTTGCCAAATGCAGCACCAATTCCATCAACACCCTGCATAGTGTTCATGACCCAAGTCATGAACTCGTTTGCGTAAGGAAGAATCTGCGTTCCTAACTCCAGACCGATCGCTTTGAACTGATCCACAAGCGTGCTAAAGCGTCCTGCTGTAGTCTGGCTCATATCCTGCATCATGCCGGCAAATTGGCCACCAGGTCCCACCATTCCAGCGAGAGCCCGCTGCATCTCAGGAAAGCCGATAGCCCCGGACTCCACAAGCTTTCGGACGTCGCCTTCCGCCACGCCGAATTGTTTTGCCAGTGCTCCGACGATTGGAATGCCGCGGCCTGTCAGTTGGTTGATGTCTTCGGCGAACAATCGCCCCTGCACTTTGGCCTTGCCGTAGAGTTCCGACAATTCTTTCAGCGGCGTGCCTGTGCCCGCGCTGATGTCACCGAGCATTCGCAGTTCGTCAACAACGGTTTTCGCGTTGCCGCCGAACGCCAGAAGGCTCCGCGCTGCGTTGCTGATTTCCTCTGTCTGAAATGGTGTTGATTCGGCAAATTGTCGGATGTCGCCCATCACCTGCTGAGCAGTCGCAGCGTCGCCAGTCAGCACCTTAAGCTGCGTGCCGAGGGTTTCGGCGTCAGCCGCCATCTTCACCATACTGCCAATAGCAGCCCCCGCGCCAAGCACGCTCAGCATTCCGCCGAGTCCGCTCACAGCCGAGCGAATTCCCCCCATTGCGCCGCCAGCACGCTTCGCGGCAGACACGATGCCGTCCATTGCCCCCGCGGCCTTCTTCGCCTCAGTGTTCACCTGCTGCATCCCGTCAGCAGAGAACAGCACCTGCGCTTCCTGGACTGTAATTGCCATTACTTCACGTCCTGTTTCTGCCAGATATCCTCAGGTGCCCAGAAGCCGCTGTAAACCAGCGCCTGATACATTGTCAGGGCTCCGACCTGTTGCGGCGTCCAATGGTATTTTTCGGCGAGTCCACGGAACCATCCTACGGGATGGGAACTGCGCGCCGGGTGGCCCCGGCGCCTTCAGTTTCCCAGTCGGTCCTTTTCTTCGACGTGATGAATCGCCCGAACAAGATCCGCCGCATTGCCGTACCATGCGATGAAATCGCAGCCGAGCTGGATTCCCTTTGCGGCTGGAAGATTTGGTGGAAACTCGTCCGGGTGATTGACCGACAATGCCCGCCAAAGGCTCCAGGCAAGTCCGCGGAAGGATCTGTCGAATCTGTCCTCGTCCTCCATTGTGGCAATCAAAGGACGTGCTGCAATGTCTGCAGCCACCTTCAGCGCCTGTTGTCGCATGGCAGGATCTTGAATCGCTTCAATTCCGCCGTAAGGACTGCCGATCTTTGACAAGATGGCCTCCTCCTTCGCCGCGTAATCGTCGAGGATTCGGACGGCAAGCCTGTAGGTCCGTCCGTCTTTGGTGAGTTCTACGGCACGTCTGCCGCAGAGATTAAAAATGCCGTCCGCCATCGGTCCTTGCTCCTATCAGGCAATGATGTCAAATGCGGTGCCCGACTTGCTCGGGGCGCCCTGTCCGTCGAAGCTGTAGTCAATTGCCACTGGATCGCCCGAATCGGCATCCAGTGTAATCGGTCCGACTTCGGTGATTACGATTGTGCCACTGATGTAATCATCGTCATCGGCGTGAAACTGTGCTGCCACCTCATCGCCACGAGCGAGCGGCTGTGCGCCGCCGCCGTGAAGCATGATGGTCATCTTGCCGGACCACTCGCCCACGCCAACGGTCGTTTTACGCCAGCCGCCAGTGCTGTTGGTGGCATACTTGCCAGTGGCCCCACCAATGGTTAATTCCCAGCTACCGACGTGATCCAGTGCAGCCGCCGGGCTGCCGGTCTTGAGTGTCATTGACTTCCCGGTGAATGGTGTGCCTGCTGCCATCTCTGCTGCTCCTTATGCTTTCGCAACTGCGGACTGAATGATCCCGATTTTCAGCACCGTGGTGCTGGTCCCAATTCCGAGCACGGTGACGAAATCACCGCTGCCCATGTCTGCCACAGGCGCAATGCCTCCGGCGGTTGTACTCACGACGTACACTTCACCAGCCGTCAGGGCTGCGTTGAATGTCAACGTGCCCCCGGTTGCGTACTGCAAAGGCTGGCCGCTTGCTGCTCCGTGCAGAGCAATTCCGACAGCCTTTGATGTTGCGAGAACATCAGCATCCGCCAGCTTCAGCTTGCCACTGTCGGTGGCGTCTGCATACACCGGCTGGCCTGCTGTAATCGTCGCTCCTGCGATGCCCAGAGCCCAGAGGGTTGATGCTGTTTTTTGAATGCTTGCGGCCGTCACGCTGATATCTGCCATTTACACGTCTCCCTGATGCCACATATCGAATCTGACGGCCGTTTCCCAGACTCCGGTTGCCTCATCCTGCATCGTTGTGATTGCCCCGGTCGGCTTGCAGGTCGTGATGCTGTTCACACTGCCGCTGAATCCTTGATTTGCCCAAGCGTTCGTGATCGCGGTTGCGATTTGCTTACTCACGTCGTAGTCAATCGAAAGGCATGACAGCACGACTTGCGAACGCCAGCCCTGCGCGGAATTTGTCCGCCACGCTGGCTCTGTGGTGATGTCGAAAATTACCGTCTCGTCGAAGTAGCCGTCGTTGTTGTCGTCGCGGTCTTCGCCTTCTTCGCGGGTGTCGATTTCAGCCACGAGCCGATCGGGTGGAACAAGCGCCGCGAGCGTCTCTGTTGCCGCCCACCATTCGCCAATCACTCGATCAATGCCACGCTCTGACATTATCGCACCTGCGCTTTCTTTTTGCCGCCGGTGCCCTTGAGCGATTGTCGCAGGCTGCTGCCAATCGCCGAGCCGAACATGTGCAGGTTATCTTCGACGGCCGGCTTCAAGAATGGTCGCTGTTTGCCGTCACGCCTGAACTCCCACATTGCCATGTATGGCGCGATCTTCTTATCAACAAACGTGCGGGCCTCGATCTTCTTTCCATTCGTTCGCAGCTCCGCGGAGATACTCTGCCGCCCCTTGCCTGTCCTCATTCGCGGAGGCTCGCCCGGAAGGCTTGCCCCGCTGCGGTCGCTGGCTGGGCGAATGGTCGCCCCGGACAGATCGGCCTCTGCTATCAACGCCAATTTGCCGTATTGCTTCTGCTCTGCACGGAGTGCCTTATTGGCCGCCCTGAGCCTCTGCGTTTTGTTCCGCTGCTTCCGTCGATATTCGCGACGAATGCCAACCAGGGCTTTGCTGGTGCGTTTGCGGGCCTGCCTTACTGCCTTGAGTGTTTGCCGTCGCAGTTTGCCGGACTTTTTCACCAGCTTTCGCGATTGCTTTAGCGTGGCCTTCAGCGTCCGTTTCGTTTGCCGCGTTGCTCGTTTGCTTGATCGCTTCGCCGTGCGTGCGAGGCTGTTTGATTGCAAGAATCGATCAACACGCCGCACGCGATTTCGGGCAAGTTTGCGCACCGACTTCGCCTTGCGGGCAACAGCCTTGTTGGCCTTTGCTCGCAGTTTGGCGAATTGTGATTTTCGGCGTCGCTTTGCCACGGTTAATCCTGTGTGTTTTCCATTGCGTCTCGTGCTCGTTGTCGTCTGCGTCGCTGCATTTCTGCCCGCCGCTCTCGACTCCGTGCAGCTTTCGCGGCTGCTGCCGGTGTCTGCTGCTGCGGCTTCATGGCTGACAATCGCTCCCGATCTTCTGCACGTCGCTTTCGCTGGCGTGCGTTCTTGCGGTCGCGTTCCTCCTTCGTCAGTTGATAACGCTTGCTTACCAGTTGCCGCGCCACTCCCTTACAGAGTGTCGCGGCGTGTTGCAGGGCTTTTCCTGCTGCGGTCTCCAAGCTCCGCATCAGATCCGGCCTGCGGTCGATCTTCTTTTTTACCTTTACGCTCATGTGTCGGACCTGCGGCAAATCAGATACGGCAGATCGATTCGGCTGAACTGATTTTCCAACCGCTCAATCCTGAATGCCTTGCCTGCAGCATCCACCACAGTGTCAACCGCGGAGATGTCGAGCAGGCTTTCGATGATGCAGTAAAACTCCGTCTCCATGCCACGCCGCTTGCCGTCCTCGGTCAGTTGAATATCAGCCGCCGAGGTAAACCACTTTGCCCGGATGCTTCCAGCCTCTGTGGTGAC